TGCAGCCTTTGAAACAAAGTGTAAGGAATTAGTTTCACTGATTGAATCAGTAGAACAGCCGTTAAAAGATGGTATCAAGGTTTTTGATGATTTGAAGCGTGAAGAAAAAAGAAGGTCAGCACAAATGATTATTGTTAAATCAATTGTAGATCACGGATTGACCGAAAAATACGCCAGCCAGTTGACTGTTTTGGATAAATACACCAATCTCACTTCCAAAGAAAGCGAAGTTAGAGAAGATGTGGAACAGAGGTCGTTTATTCTTCTAGGCGAGCAAAACAAGGAACTTGAACTATTGGAACTTATTCAAGATGCAATTGATACGGCTAACAAGCGCATTAAAAGGCAGTTAGGGCTTGCGGAATTTAAAAGGTACATTGATAACGGTATGAGTACAAAAGACGTTATACAGATGATTAACAACAATGCAGAGCGTATCGATGAAGCCGAGAATCCAAAACCAGTTGAAGTTGTTGAGGAAGTTATTGTTCCGGTAGTTGAGGTTGAAGTAATTCCGGATCCTGTTATTGAGCAACTACAACCAGTAATAGAAATTCCTAAACCTGTATACGTAGAAGAAACACCAAAAGCTGAAACAATGTGGTCAGTTGAAATGAACATCACAGGCACAGCTTCACAGTTCGCGGCTTTAAAACAGTTTATGTTAGCAAATAGCATCACTTACAAGGCTAATAGCCAGAAGGTGGTTGAATAATGAATAAATGTTGGGGGAAAAGACCGAGTGAGAAAATTTTAAAACAACTATACTGCTTGGAATTGAAGCCAATGCACGCAATAGCAAAAGAATTAGGAATAGCAATAGGAAGTGTTTATAACTATTTACATAAATATGGGCTACCTACCAGACCTCAAAAAGAAACTTTTACAATGAGAGGTCAGAAACTTAGTAAAGAACAGTGTTTAGTAATAAGTAAAAGAGAAAAAGGTAAAGTGCTTTCTTCGGAGACAAAAAGTAAAATTTCCGAAGCCCATAAAGGCGTTTATTCTAACAAGAGTAAGTATGGTGGGCACAGAAAGGAAAGGTCGGATGGCTACATAAAAATATACTTGCCCACTCACCCACTAGCCACAAAAGGCGGTTACGTCATGGAGCATATTTTAGTGATGGAGGAGTTCGTGGGCAAGATTATAACTAGAGATCAGGTAGTCCATCACGTAAATAAAATTAGAAATGATAATAGAATCTCAAATCTTTTACTAATGACATTTAAAGAACATGCAAGTTTCCATATGAAAGAAAGACAAAATAAGAGGAGGAATGACCTATTAATAAATCAATTTTAATCGGAAGAATCACAAGAAATATGGATATAAAATACCTACCAACAGGCATGGCAGTTTTAAAGTTAAATATAGCCGTAAACCGCCGTAAGAAAGGTGAAGCTGATTTTATTAATTGTATTGCATTTGATAAGACAGCGGAAAACATTGCTAAGTTTTTTGAAAAAGGTAGCATGATTGCCATTGTTGGACATATCCAGACAGGTAGTTACAAGGATAAAGAAGATAGAACCATTTACACAACAGAGGTAATTATTGACGAATTTGACTTTTGCGGTGGCAAGAAAGCTGATAGCCAAATACAAGGCGATGCACATGAGCCACCAACACAACACGAGTTTGAAATAGTTGAGGGTGAAGATGATGGCGAACTTCCATTTTAAGGGAAATAAGCAAATGTATAGGGGTTAACAGCCCCTAAGGAGGAATATGCGAGAGACTATATTAAATCAAATAGAAGTTTGTGAAAACTGCATTTTTAGTCTTGATTTTGGCGAGAGCGTGCAATTCATAAAGTGTTCAAAAATAAGAAAATACGTGGAGAAATGTGGGAATTGTAAACATTTCGTGATGGGGTGAAAAAGATGTTGAGTAAAAAGGAATTGAAAGCTATTACTCATTGTAAAAGCCAATTTTGTAAGGAATGTTGTGTTAAGCCTGTAGATTGTGACAACGATAATGTAGCACAAACAGCCCTGCAACTCCTGGAGCGTGTTGAGACAGCAGAACAGATATTTAAGGACATATTATCAAGTGGAAGTATTGCGGCTTGTAAAAGCGCAATGTTAAGGTTTTTGGAGGGTAAGGAATAATAGCGAGTACGGAAAGTAGGTGATTAAAAATCAGTGAGAATAAAAAATATTATTGGTTAAAGTTAAAAGATGATTTTTTCAGAGGTAAAGAGATAAAAAAACTTAGAAAAATAGCTGGTGGTGATACATACACAATTATTTATTTGAAATTGCAGCTGCTAAGTTTGAAAAATGAAGGTAAATTGATTTTTGATGAAATTGAAGATACTTTTTACGAAGAATTAGCGCTTGAACTTGATGAAGAAACTGAAAATGTAAAGATAACTCTTATCTACTTACAGAAATGTGGATTGATAGAAGAAATCAGTGAAACGGAGTTTATTTTACCACAAACAATCGAGTGTATTAGTGGAGAGACACAAGTTGCAGCAAGGGTTAGGAGGTTTAGAGAGAATCAAAAAGCGTTACAAAGTAACACTGATGTAACAAAGTGTAACACAGAGATAGAGATAGAGAAAGAGAAAGAGATAGATATAGAGAAAGAGATATATATAGATAAAAAAAAGATTAGTGGGGATAAACCCCACGCAACAAAATTTATTCCACCGACAGTTGAACAAGTCCAGAAATATTGCAAAGAACGAAATAACAATATTAATGCTGAAGAATTTATAGACCATTACGAAACCAGCAATTGGTTTAGAGGTAATACAAAAATTAAAAGTTGGGCAGCTTGTGTTAGAACGTGGGAGAAAAAAGAGAAAAATAAGCCAACTACATACCAAACCCAACCTAAAAAAATCAGTTTTATGGATTTAGTCTAAGGAGGTACACATGAACAGAGAAGAAACAGCAGTAATTATGTTTACACTACAAGCAGCTTACCCACGTTTTTACATAAACCAAACGGAAAAAGATATGACAATGGCACTGAATTTATGGTCAACAATGTTTGAGAGTGAGCCAGCTTATTTAGTAACCGAAGCAATAAAGGCACTATTAACCACTTTAGTTTTTCCACCAACTATAGCAGATGTTAAAAGTAAGATTTTATTACTAACAAGACCACCAGACCTAACAGAATCCGAAGCGTGGAACTTAGTTTACAAAGCGATCCAGTCCTCTAGCCACTACTCTGTTAAAAGGTTTGATAGCTTGTCGCCAATCCTTCAGAGGTTAGTTGGCAGTCCAGCACAATTGCGAGAGTGGGCGAGTATGGAGGATCCTAAATCGATGGAAGTAGCAAGTAGCAATTTTAAACGAAGCTACACGGCACGAGTTAAACAGGAGCGCGAATATCAGATACTACCTGAATCAAACAAAAAATTAATCAGCGGAATTGGGAAAATTATGCTAGGCGGTGGCGAAAATGCAACTGATGATTGAACCTGAGTACTACCTGAGATACAAAAAAGTGTTAGATGAATGTATACCAAGGGAAGTTTTAAACAGATTGTTGGGCAAAAACGTAGATGGAGAGGTTATGGGGGATGCATGGGAGTCACCTAATCCACCGTGGGAAGTATGATAGATAAAATTAATAAATTAATAGCGGAACTTAATGTACTGGTGAACCGCAGAAATAACGCTGAAAAATGGTTTGATTTAACGTCAACGTCTGATACAGATAGGGATAAGTGGACTGATGGTATTTTTAAATTAAGTGATGATATTGAGGGAAAAGCAAGGGAGTTGGAAACATTGGGGTTTGTAATGCAAGATAAATTTATTTGGTATGGGATTATGGAGGGGTTGAAATGAGAGATATTAAAGAGATTGAAAAGGCAATAAATTTCACTAAAAAATTAATAAATCAATGCGAAACGATGGCAGAATCACGCAGAAGGCTTGGAATTAATTTTACTATTCCACTTGCAACAGATATTCACAAAACTATTTTGCAAACACTAGAAGAAAAACAAAAACGTGAGCAGGGGTGCTTGTATTGTGAAGATTTAAGAAAGTACAAAACAATAGAGTGTAAAATGTTTGACCAAGTGGCAGTAGACGATGAAATAGAAATTGATGTTATTGTTAATTTTTGTCCGAGTTGTGGAAGGAGGTTACAAGATGACTAAGCGCAAAGATGAATGTTTATTTTGTACAAGTAGGAAATGTTACGAAAGAGTTGTTGCAACTGAGGATAATGGAAAATTGTATGACGAAATAGCCTGTATTAAACATGTTGATGAACTGTACAAGCATTCCGACGAAACCGTACCAAAGGTTATGCGAATATTTTCAAGCAGCACAGGGAGAGTAAAACGCGGTGATTTAGGAATATTTGAATCATATAAGGAGGTTACAAAATGAGTGAAACACAGCAGACAGTAGGGATTGCAGCAATTTTAATAGTTTTATTTGTATCAACTTATTGCATAAAAAGTGAATCAGACTTCCAACGGTTACTTTTAGCCATAGCTTTGCTAGTTGGGATGGTGATATTTTGATTAAATATTTATATTACATACTACACACTTTTGTGGTGTGCGATGATTTTGACTATAAAAAACGAGGACTAGCGGTCTGTAATAAATGCGGAAGAAAGTATTTTTTATTCATGAGGTGATATATTGAAGATTTATATAGCTGGAAAAATCACAGGCAATGCGAATTTTGAACAAGAGTTTGAACAGGCAGAAAGAGATTTGAGAGCGCAAGGCCATACGCCGTTAAATCCTGCAAAGTTACCTAAGGGATTGGGTTATGGTGATTATATACATATTGGTTTTGCAATGATAGATACGGCTGAGGCTGTAATGTTTTTGGATAGTTGGAGAGTTAGTAGGGGAGCAAAGATGGAGTTTGACTATGCTTTAGCAACCGGCAAGGCAATAATTTAAAGGGGTGATATTTTGAGTGTAACCAGTGGAAAGAAGCTAGAAAATAATTGGAGAGACAGTATACCACCTAATATATTTTTTTATCGGTTTAGAGACGGTACGAGCAGTTGGGGTGGAGGACAGGAGAATACACGCTTTCAACAAGTTAATATGTGCGATTGTATGATGTTTGACGGTGAAAAATTGTACCTCCTGGAGTTAAAGTCACATAAGGGGAAAAGTATTCCTTTTTCTGCAATACGTCAAAATCAGTTAGACGAACTATCAAAGGCAAGTACATACAAGAACATAATAGCAGGATTTGTAATACATTTTGCTGATGTCGGCACTACATATTTTTGCAAGGCTGATGATGTTTTATATTTTATAAAGCACGAAGAAAGACGGAGCATACCAATAAGCTGGTGCGAGCAATGGGGAACTAAAATTGACGGTAAACTCAAAAAAATTAACTATTTGTGGGATATAAAAAGTTTCGTAGAACAAAAACCCATTGAAGTAGTGCCTGCAATCCCAAAATGGCACTCAGAACAAACAGATTGGTAAGAGTAATATGTTTACTAGGGTATAAACAAATAAACCGCCTAGATGGCGTATGGAGGGTATAAAGATGAAGTGCAATAAATGTCCGTTTTATGTGGGCGGGTTAGATTGGAATAGATGCGATGTAACCAAAGATGAATATTTTCACCAACAGAAGGACTGCAATTTAGTAAATGACAACGGAATAAAAAACAAAAATAACATAGATGAATATTTTAAAATGAGGTGACAAATTGAAAAATCTAGGAAACTGTGCAGTCTGTGGACTACCAATCACAAATGCACACTGCACGAAATACTGCGGCAACGCTTGCTACAAGTCACAAAGAAACTCTAAAACCTTAATAGTTAAGTGTGAATTTTGTGGAACAGATATTAAACAAATAGGCTCTGATATTAGGCGGTTTTGTAGCGCAAAATGTTCTAGCGAGAGCCGAAAAAATAAGGCAATTGTTAATTCACTGTCTAAAAAAACACAAGGAATAAATAGACCGTATACCGCTGAGACACGCTATTTAATACGGTTGTGGACTAAGCAGGGAGATAGTAAGGCAGATATAGCGTTAATGATGAATAGAAGTCTGGAAAGTGTTGAATTAGCATTTAATTAGGAGGCAAAATGGATTATAAACAATACTTCAAGCAATACAAAACAAACCGATCTTTATTATCACTAAAAAATATAGAAAAGCAACAGATATTACGTGAGATATTAGATAGTCAAGATGTAGGCATTGCAGCACAAATTATATCTGATATGCCATCTGTACATAGCACAGAAAGCGTTGTGGAGAGATTAGCTGTTAGGCGAGAGGAACAACAGCTGGAATTAAATGTGCGGTTGAAATTAATTGAAAATGATATGTTTAGTTTACAGTGTAGTTGCAATCAAGCGCAAGCGTATTTAGATGTCTTGGGCAATGAAGAAAGATTTGTAATGCATCAATACTATTTAGAGGAATTAAGCTTTCCACAGGTCGCTGATGCTTACCAGTGTCACTACAAAGAACGGCGAGAGATACGAGCGTTGCAGTATTTGCAGGAGAGCGCGCTGAAGAAGATAAATGGTTTGTTAAAAGCGTAAATAAAAAGCCCTACATTGTGTGGGGCTTTTGGGCTTTAAATAATTAGTTTATAGTTGATTGTATGATGTCTATAACTTGCTTTCTGCTCTTACCAACAAATACATTTTTACCATTTATAGCGTACCAAGCCATAGGGCGGACTTCAAAACATTCACATATAAGAATACTACCATCCCAAACTTCTGTATATACATCCCATGCTCTTAATTTATTTTCTATTGCATACGGATGAACCGTTCTAATTAATTTGTATTTCATCTTATTTTTCCTCCTTTAATTTTTTAATGATCCCTGAGCTTGCATCTAACGAGATAATTAATTTAATATTTTTTCGTTTAGACTTATAAGTTCTCGTTTGTACGCTTCCGAAGCTTCTTCCTCTGTTTTGTATACTCCTAGATATTTACTTTTGTTTTTAATAGTTATATTAGCCACCCACCGTTTAGCTTGTTTGTGCCAGCACACACCAGGATATTTGGAAGTCATTTTTGTGTGCTTGTTTTGCTGGTTTTGACGTCTCGTGACAATTCTCAAATTTTCCCTTGTATTGTTTAAACCGTTTCCGTCTATGTGGTCAATCTCCAACCCTTCTGGACTGCCCATTATTATCCTATGCATTTGTATCGCTTTGCGGCTACCGTTGACCGTTAAGGAATGTCTGCTTGCGTAAAAAGTGTACCCTTGTTTTCTAGCACTCCATATATGTTTGTTTAATTCTTCAAAATCCTCATTACTAACCTTTGCTCTTTTACCTTGACTTATTTTTATATATTTCAATTATTTCTCTCCTTTTAACTTGCTTATAATGTTTGTAACTGAATCAATGTTAATTATAAATCTTAAATATTCACTTACGGTCAAGCCCAGTTTATTAGCCTGGACTTGTGCCTTCTGCTTTTCTTCTTCCGATAGTCTAATGTCTATGCGTGGCATTTGTTTAACCCCCCTATGCTTTAGTGTGTTGTTCAATTGTTTCGTATCCAAGCAAATCAAATACGTGTTTACTTCCACCCAAACCTCTGTATAAAGGATAACCGTTTTCTATTCTACTAAAGCAAAACACATTGCCCTCACTGTCTTTGATT